CGCCTTACGAATCATTGCCGATACACCTAAGGCCCTGTAAGGCTTTGAATGTATAACAAAACATCGCAAGGGGCCCTGGTGGGCAAAAACCTTTTAATATTTTCTCAAAGCCTCACTGGTCCTTATTAGGTTCAGTTACGGCAGCAACAGTGTCCAAAATGGACGTAGTTGTGGCAGGTAAAGTGTGTAAAAAATTAGTGAGTTTACCTGCAAACTCACCGGGAGTGACGCCTCGATCGCCACTCTCACGCCTAAGACTTCGGGTCCTTACAAGGGTGGGAGGAGGAGAAGGCGTTATGGTCGTGTCCGTGGGAACATCCTCCAAAAGCATCGGTTGAAGAGCCAGCGCCATTGAAATAGGCTGACTCAAACCACTAATGTTTTTCCCAGCTTGAAAAACAGTATCGGTGCTGTCAGGATCCCAAACAGAATTTGCAGCACCTAGCCTGAGGCACAAAGGTGCGGGGCCTATATAATGCCCAAGCATCGCATCGTCGGCTGCGCACCGGGAAAAGACTATCTGTCTACCAGTGGTAACACGACAGAAGTACCTGGGAAAATACATCTGCCCAAACCCAGACGGGGTTATGTTCATAACGAAAGTGTCCAAAGTCCAAGCCACCGCGTTAAAGAATCCTGTTAATACGCGCGCAGTGCGCTGATAAGCAGGAAAACGAGCGTGGACGCCTGAATTGGAAGTGATCATGCGGGGCATGTTGACAGCAGTCACGTTTACCGGATCCGTGGTGCTAGGCAAAGCCTGGTCACCATATCTAGTACCGTGATTGAATCCGTGTATAATAGAGTCAATCGTAGAGTCAACAGCATGATAATCACTACCGCCTCGGGCATACACATAGCAAGAAGCCAAATTGCCTCCAAAGCCAAATGCCTCAGAAGGATAAGCCGTGGGCCCGGGCGTGAGTGGAGAAATGGGGGGTTGATAATACCACGGCATCAATGGTCGTGACGAAGCGCCAGTAACACCAAAGATCGTAGTCTTTGGCATCATAATAAGCTGTTTCACACTGCAAATCTGCTCTCCAACACAAGCCTGACTTGCAGCTGAATTGACCGCATCCAAAATCTTACCGCCCTGTAAAACGGTGCCACGGTTGTGAGCAGGATAACGAGGACCCAATGGGAAAGCAAGCTCGAAGTCAGGTTTAGCACGAACTTCAACCATAAAATCTACCGTTGAGGAAACAGTAGTGGACGCCTGAAGAGGATCGTAAATGGCCATGTTAATAGAACCGAAGCACGTATCCAATGCCAGATAAGGAAAAACTGACATAAAAGGCACTTCAAACGTAAAAACATTACCATCACGCAAATCAAAAACAGCGCTGTGCGAAAAGGGTTGAGGACCAGAAGCAGTGGCAGCAGCTACAGTGACTGTAGGCTGCGTAGAAGAATAAAGAGACAAAAAGTTCTGAGGAAGCTCAGGTGTGAACGAACAAATAACACGTCCACTGTGCATTTTGGTCTTGGCAAAAGTAAACCTAAATT